GTAAACCATAAAGTTATATCGGCATCAAGTAATGTTATTCCACACAATGGTGGCGCAGCACAAACAGATATTAATTCTGCAAACAGTGGAAGATTTAGCACTATAGTGTATGATGGTACCAACTGGTATATAATGGCAACAAACGCATAATTAAATAACGAAGGAAAATAAATGAAGGAAATATTTTTTTTAGCTGGGCTTCAACGCTCAGGTGCAACAGTACTTAGTTCAATCTTAAATCAAAATCCAGACTTGTGGGTTTCGCCGGCAAGTCCAATGTTACAAATGATGATTAATGCTACACAAACATTTGATTCATTTGAACATAAAGACTATGACAGAGGCAACGCAATATCTAATGCAATTGCCGCAATACCACAAAACTTTTATTATGATAAACAAGCTAACTACATCATTGATAAGAACCTTAATTGGACATCAGCCAATGGCGTAGAAGTAGCTTATCGTTATATAAATCAAAATATTAAAATAATATGTCCAGTAAGAGATATACTTGATATATTAGTTTCATTTGACACAATCATTAATGCTCATCCTGATTCGCAGCAAAATGCTTTAATGGACAAAGAAGTTTTATTAGAAACATTTCCAGATAAACCAATGGCTGACCGCAGAGCAGATTGGCTAATGAAGTTTGGTAATGATATAATGAGATGCTTAAATAATATGAAACATGCAATGAATCCAGAATATAGACACTTGTTTCACTTTGTTGAGTATGTTGACTTAACCACCAATCCACAGAAGGAAATTAATAAAATATATGAATACTTGGAAATTCCGCAATACAATCATGAATATCAGAACATTGAAGACAGCTCAGGTATCTCTGAAAACAGTCTTACAGGGATTAAGAATCTACACAAAGTAAGACCAAAGTTAGAAAAGAAATCACGCAAACCAGAAGACGTGTTCTTGCCAGAAACAATACAGCGTTATTCGGGATTGGAGTTTTGGCGTGGAACTAAATAGTTTACTTAATGAGTGGAACTTTCGTAAGTGCCGTGGGCCAGAGAACGCAACACCAGCAGAACTAGCAGAAGCATTTGCTTTCTTCTGTGAAAACTATGCTTATATTAAACACCCTAACCAAGGACGTATTGCTTTTGTTTTAAGGGACGCGCAAAAAGAAACTGTTAAAGCATGGTTAAGTGATAGATATACAATAGTATTAAAGGCACGTCAGATTGGATTCTCCACTTTGGCTGCAGCATATGCTTTCTGGATTACTTTCTTTTGGCCAGACAGATTTGTGGTTATGCTTTCAAAGACTGAACGTGAAGCTACAAAGCTTTTACAAAAGGCTAAGTATATTTATAAATTTATACCTGACTGGATGAGATTGTCTGGTCCTGAACTATTACAAAATAACGTTCTTAAGATGTCCTTTAGTAATGACTCTGTAATTGAATCAATGCCATCTGCTAACGAGCCTGCTAGAGGTGAATCAGTGTATCTGGCTATAATCGACGAGATGGCTTTTTTGCCTAATCCTGAGGAAGCCTGGGCATCAATCGAGCCAATTGCTGACGTAGGTGGTCGTGTTATCTGCTTGTCTACTGCCAAGGGTGAAGGTAATATATTCTTTAATTTATGGCATGGGTCGCAGACTGGGACTAATCGTTTCCGTGGAATCTTCTTTCCATGGTCAGCATCTGGTCGTGACCAAGCCTGGTATGACGCGCAAGCCGCAGAACTACCAATATGGCAACTACACCAAGAGTACCCATCTAATCCAGAAGAAGCATTCATTCGTTCTGGCAGACCAGTATTTGACATTGACGCTTTAAATAGATTTATTACAACAACCCCTAAGAAAGGTTTTAATAAAAAACTCTCTGATGTTCGAAACTCTTATATGTTTGAGTCCTCCGGTGGACCGCTCTCCGTATGGCAAACACCACAGGCAGGAGCTGTTTATGCTATTGGAGCTGACGTGGCCGAAGGATTGGCTAGGGGTGACTATTCTACCGCTCATGTTATTGATGCTAAGTCTGGTCTTATAGTTGCCCACTGGCATGGTCATATTGACCCAGACAAGTTTGGCGAAGAAGTTCTTTATGCATTGGGGTTCTTTTATAATGAAGCTTTAATAGGAGTTGAGTCTAATAACCACGGTTTAACAACTTTAACTGCTTTAAATAAAGCTAATTATATTAATCTTTATAGACAGCGTAGATTAAACCAACGCCACGCTGAAGCCACAGAGGCATTGGGTTGGCGCACAACAACCTTGACTAAGCCTTTAGCTATAGACGAATTGAATGCCAATCTAAGAGATGGTGCATTAGACCTACGATGTGAATATACGATAGCTGAACTTAAGACCTTTGTCCGTGATGACAATGGCTCTACGCACGGCTCCCCGCACGACGACCGAGTAATGTCTTTGGCTATTGCCAACCAGATGCTTAAGTACGTTTGGCTGCCAGAGTATAAGCCTAAAACTGACTCTCCATGGGGAACCATGAATTACTTTGAAAAGAAGCTACATAAGCCAATTAAGACTAAAGAGCGTTATTGGATAGGTGAATTCAATAGTTACTGATATAATGTAACGAGTGAACTATACTTATATAGGAGTTTTTATGCACTGTTTGGATTGTTCCAAAGAAATTTCAGAAGAGAATGATATCAAACGTGGTATTTGCTTTAGCTGCCACATCAAAGGCATCAAGTTTGGGTTCAGGGGAGCAAGTTATGGCAAGTCTACATGGAATGATACAACCATTAGAGAGACTCAAAGAATGTATGAAGCAATGCCTAACGTTGAAAAAGTATCAAGTCGTAAAGAGTTAATCTGATGGAGTGGTTGGTGCCAGTAGCTGTTGCTATTATAGGTGGACCAATGGTTGTATTAATACAATCGTTTAGAAAAGAGAGCAGTGAACAACACGGCGTTCTAGCCGGCAAGATAGACAAGATTGCTGACAAACTAGACGGACATATTGATTGGCATCTAAAGGACAAAAGATGAAGAAAGAAATAAAATCATATCCTAAAATTAAAACAGGAAAAGTAACTAAAGGTAAAAAGATAGAAGTACCAGCTACTAAAGCAGCTAAAAAAGAAGTAACCAAAGCAGAAAAAAGATTAGCTACAGCTAAACAACGACTAGAAGTATTAAAGAAAGTAGGAAAAAAAGATGGCAAGTAAGAAAAATTCAAAGAAGCCAACAGTGGCCGAAGCATACAAGGCAGCAAAGGGTCCTATTGACTATCCAGGTCCTGGTGCGTCGCCTCAAGCAAGAAGAGCTCAATCTTCTCGTATGACAGGACAAGCAAACAGAGGTTCTGCTACAGAAAATCTTGCTAAAAGAATAAAGACAGATGCTGCTCGCAAAAAAGCAGTTCCTGGATTTGAGACAGATACAGTTCGCAAGACTGTTAAGGTAGGAAACAACCCGTTCAGTAAGAAAAATTATAAGAACCAAGTAGAAATAATAAAGGCACAACTTAGTCCAGATGCTTCATTTAAAGAAACTAGTAGCAGATTATCACCTTCTGTCAAAGGTGTTATAACAAAGAAGTACACAGGTGCAGGTTCACAGGCTTCTAAGAAAAAAGGAAAAAAATAATGGCTAAGAAACCAGTATTGGGTAAGAAAGTAAACAGAGCTACAGAAGTAATGAATAGCCCAATGGGCAAAGCTTTTCAATCTGCTCAAGGTTCTGATTCTGGAAAGCCAATAGGTAAAGCAATGAAGTCAGCTCCACCACCACCAGCTCCACCAACACTAAAGGCACCTAAGCCACAAAATAATCCAGGTCGCAAAAAAGGTCCTGCAGAAGGTGGAAAGCCAGTGGACCGTCAGTACCAAGGTGGAAGTGGTTCAACAAAATATCCTAAGAATATTCCAGATGGTTATACGGTACTTACTTTGATGAGCAATCCTCCAAAATATAAATTGGTTCCAAAGTCAGGCAAGTAATGAAAGCTAAAAAAGGAATGGGCTTTAAAGCAGCTCAAAAGCAAATTGCTAAGAAGGGCAACTATAGCATGGAGTCTGCAGGGGCAATACTTGCAAATGCTTCACGCAAGGCATCACCTGCCGCAAAAAGAAAGAATCCAAATCTTAAGAAAGTAAAAGGTAAATAATGCAAACTTATACATCAACACTAACAAGTGCTTCAGTTGAAAGAACTTTCAATGTTGCAGATTATTCAGATGCAGTCATTAGACTTTCTGGCATATGGGATGGAAGTATAGCCTTCTATGCAACCAACACAGGAACAGCATATACCGCTATTGCAGTACAAGAGTTGGATAGCACAAACTGGACAACTGCAGTTACTTCAGAAGCTGGTTCAAGTCCATCGGCTGAAGTATGGACTGCTAGAGTTCCAGTTGCTGGTCTAACTACATTAGTTGTAAAATCAGAAGCTGGTTTTGTTGGTAGCGTAGACCTTGTTGTTACAGCAGTTTCGAATACCAATGCCAGGTAATCCAAAATATCCAGCATTACCTTCTACAACAACTAAGAATTATACTCCTAGAAAGAAGAAGAAAAATGGCGGCAAAAAAAAGTAAACCAGTATGGGAAAAGGCACGTCCTAAATCTTTAGGCGCACCAAAGAAACTCACACCTGCACAAAAAGCTTCAGCTAAAGCTTCTGCTAAAGCTGCAGGTAGACCTTACCCAAATTTAGTTGATAATATGAAAGCTGCGAGGAAAAAGAAATAATGGCTAAGACTCCTGCATGGCAAAGAAAAGAAGGTAAGAGTCCTACAGGTGGACTTAATGCTAAAGGCCGCGCATCCGCAAAAGCTCAAGGTATGAATCTAAAGCCACCAGTTACCGCTAAGCAGGCAGCTAAGTCACCAAAGGCCGCAGCAAGAAGAAAATCTTTTTGCGCTAGGATGGAAGGAAATCCAGGACCAATGAAGGATGCAAAAGGAAGACCAACACGTAAAGCGTTGGCATTAAAGAAGTGGGACTGCTAACATGGCAAGACAAAGTAATTATGATAAATTATCAAGCTATAGAAAAAAAGTTGATTACTCTAGAAACTGGCGCAAGAATGAAAACTATGACAATCTTTGGCAAAGACTTATTAACCTTTATCGTGGTAGGCACTACCGTGGTTATTTACAAGGTGACAGACTCCTTGTTAACATTGCTTTTTCAACCATCAATACATTAGCTCCAGCTGTTTCTATTGGTCGCCCAAAGATTAACGTTAATGCACGTAGACCAGAAGACGGTGACAAAGCTGTAGTAACTGAATCTATCATTAACTATTGGTGGCAGCATTACGAATGCCAACCAGAGTTTCAGCGCGCAGTTAAAGACTATTTAATTATTGGTCATGGTTGGGTTAAGACTGGTTATCGTTTCGTTGAAGAAGCAAAACTCGATGATATTCAAGATACTGCTGATGAAGCTGCCGGCCCAGAAACTACTGATGATGTTGAATCTCAAATAATTATTAGAGAAGACCGTCCATTCTTAGAGCGCGTTGACCCATTTGATATGTATGTTGACGTTGATGCTGTAAGCATGAATGACATTCGTTGGATTGCACAACGTACTCGTCGTCCTTTAAAGGATGCAAAAGAAGATAAGCGTTATGATGCCGCCGCAAGAAAAGAATTAAGTCCATCTTCTTATCAAAAATATGGTGACATAACAGTAACTAATACTTATAATCCTACTAACCCAGATGAAGCATATTGCGACATTTATGAATATTATAATATTGATACTGGTGAGATGTGCGTGTTTGCAGACAGTGGAGACAAGTTCTTAATTAAACCAGTTAAGATGCCATACGCATTTGGTCATCCATTCTTTATGTTACGCAACTATGAAATCCCTGGATTCTTTTATCCAATGGGTGAACTAGAAGCAATTGAACCATTGCAGTACGAATTAAACGAAACTCGTACACAGATGATGAACCACAGAAAGCGTTACTCACGCAAGTGGTTGTTTAATGAATCAGCATTTGATGATGATGGTCGTCAAGCTTTGGCATCTGATGATGACAACGTAATCGTTCCTGTTAAGGGTAATGAGAATTTAAATAACGTTGTTGTTCCAATGCCGGCCTTGATTAACCCACCTGAATTTTATAATCAGTCAACTTTAATTCAAAATGACATTGACCGTGTGTCAGGCGTCTCAGAGTACCAGCGTGGTGCAATCCCAGAAACAACTAGAACTGCCCGCGAAGCATCAATCATTGCTGAAGCTGGTAATGCTAGAGTGGCTGAAAAGCTTGTGTCTATTGAAAATGCTATAGCTAGATGTGCTTCTAATCTTATAATGCTAGCTCAGCAGTATTTAACTGGTGAGCAGACTGTAAGAATAGTAGGAACAGAATCTGCTCCTATGTGGTTAACATTTGATAAAGATTATATATCTGGTGAGTTTGACTTTAATGTTGAGGCAGGTTCAACTGCCCCAAGAAACGAAGCTTTCCGCAGAGATATGGCACTTCAGATAGTTTCAGCAATGCAACCATTTGCTCAAGCTGGTCTAGTTAATTTAGAAAAGCTAGCTGAATATGTTTTAGCAACTGGATTTGGAGTAAAGAATGCAAGTTCATTCTTAAAGTCTCCAGAGCCACCACCAGCACCAGAAGCTCCACCAATGCCACCAGAAATGCAAGGTATGCCACCAGAAATGCAAGGTATGCCACCAGAGATGATGCAAGGTATGCCACCACAGCTACCACCTGGCATGATACCTGGAGCACCAATTCAAGGACCTGCACCACAAGTTGGAGCAAATCCAGCAGCTGCTTTACAAGGATTGCCGCCTGAAATATTACAAGCATTATTGGCTGCACAACAATAGATTTACAGTAATGTAATAAACTATCTATATAATAGATAGATACACGGAACAACCAATTAGAAGGATGAGGATTCCAAATGAGTAATGAAGAAATAAATATTGCTAGTACAATTGACGACGAAACTAACCCCATTGCAAGTGGACAAGTTGGAGAAGAGGTTGAGGTACAAGCAGAAACTCCAGAACAAGAACAAGAATTATTCGACTATACAGAGATTGCCGACAAGGTCATCAAGCTCCAAGTAGATGGCGAAGAAGTAGTAGTTCCAGTAAAGGAGGCTCTAGCTGGGTATCAGCGTCAGGCGGATTATACCCGCAAGACACAAGAGCTCAGTGAGCAAAGAAAGCAAGTCCAGTACGCTAGTGCACTCCAGGAAGCCCTGCAAAGTGACCCAGCTGCTACCTTGCAGTTGTTGAATCAGCAATACGGTGTAGCTACCCAACCTCAAGAGGAAGAGTGGTTAGACCCAGCTGAACAGCAACTTCGACAGTTAGAGCAGCGCATTGCAGCTTTCGAGCAATCAAAAGCTATGGATGAGTTGACTAGAACTATCGATACATTGCAGAGCAAGTATGGTGAAGATTTTGATGCAGATGAAGTTGTAGCAAAAGCTTTAGCAACGGGTTCAACCGATTTAGAATCAATCTTTAAACAGATTACTTTTGATAAGGTTTACTCTAAGGCTTCGGAAGCTACTAAAAAGCTTTCAGAAGAACAGGCTAGGCTTCAGTCTAAGCGTTCAGCGGCAATAGTCTCTGGCGGCACTGCAGCAAAATCACCAGTCACCACACAAACTGCACAACCTAAATCAGTTTTCGAAGCATTTGAAAATGCTAAGAGAGCACTAAACCTCTAAACAAACAGGAGATATTAAAATGGCCGGAAATCCCGACTTTAATGCACTGTTGTCTACTACGCTGCAAAATTATCAGCCGACGTTGGTCGACAACATTTTCAAGGACCTTGTCCTTCTTAACCACCTCAACAGCAAGGGCAGAGTCCAAGTTGAAGAGGGTGGTACCTCAATCGTAGAGCCATTGATGTACGCAGTCAACAACACTGTTGGTTCGTACTCAGGGTATGATGCGATTGACCTCACCCCACAAGACGGAATCACAGCTGCTGAGTACCAGTGGAAGCAGATGGCTGCTTCTATCGCAATCAGCGGTATCGAAGAATCCAAGAACCGTGGCACCGAGGCAATCATCAAGCTTTTGAATGCAAAGATTATGCAGGCAGAAGAGTCACTCAAGTCAAGCCTTAACACCATGCTTTACAGCGATGGTACTGGCAACGGTAGCAAAGACTTTAACGGTCTTGGCAACATCGTAGCAACTGTGAATAACACGGTTGGTGGCATTGATGCATCGAGCAACACTTGGTGGAATCCATTCCAGGACGTATCAGCATCAACCTTGTCACAAGCTGACATGGGTAATGTTTACAACCAGATATCAAAGGGCAGCGATGTTCCTGACTTGATTCTTACAAACACTAACCTGTTTGAAAAGTACGAGTCATTGTTGACAGCAAACGTGCGTTACCAAGACGTTGCTAAGGCAAATGCTGGTTTCCAAAACTTGATGTTCAAGCAGACACCAGTTGTGTTCGACCTTGCAATAGCAGTTGACGC